CGGCCGCACCGTGCTGAGCCGAGAAGATGCCGATCTGGTTATGCACATGGGCAGAGCAGTGCTCGGCCATCCGGCTGCTGCATTGCTGCTGGGAATGTCGGGCGAGGCTGAGACCACGCACATGTGGACGGAGCCGACCACTGGCCTGCAATGCAAGTGCCGGCCTGATTGGCTCACCAAGGAGGGCATCGTGGTGGATCTAAAGACCACCGAGGATGCCAGTCCGCGGGAGTTCCGCCGCAGCATCGCGAAGTGGCGCTACCACTGTCAGGCCGGCTGGTACACAGCAGGCTTGGAAGCTGCCACTGGCAAGCGGCCGTCTGGGTTCATCTTTATCGCAGTGGAGAAGAAGCCGCCGTTTGCGGTTGGCGTCTATGCCGCTGATGAACAGATGATCGAGCGCGGCTACGAAACCGCCATGCGCGACCTGCAGACATTGGCCGAGTGCAAGGCATCAGGCCGCTGGCCTACTTACAGCGATCGGATTGAACCGATCAGCCTGCCGGCATGGATGACTGGCGAGGCCAACACGCAGACCACTGAAACCATTCAGGAGTTTTGATTATTACTTCTTTTTTCTTGCGCAGCATGAAAAAAACTGACATTACCAACCCGGCAATTATTGAGACCTTGTGTTGTGTTCAACAATGCTTTGTTGAGGCATGGAACAGGGCCGAATTGAACCAAGGCATTGACCAAACCCATGATTTGCCTGCCGGTGCTAAATACAGCGGTGGCAAATCGCTCCGAACTGCCTCATTTGTTTTACAAGACGGAACTTGGATTAACATCATCGGCAAGACGCCTTGGCACCACTGGCATGATGGATGGTCTTTTTGCCGTCACCCCATCACTCCTGCTCAAGTCAGAAAGGTGACAGTTGACGGTTCAATTGACGCCTTTAATGAATGGATTGCTGCTGTTCAGTGCATCAAATCTTCTTCAATCAATTAACACTTAAATGACTGATCCCAACACAGCACTCACTACCACCCAGCCAGCTGGCTCGGTGTTCAGCGGCATCCAAGCCTTCGAGGATGCTCAGCGGATTGCGAAGGCGCTCGCCAGCAGCACTCTGATTCCGCCGCAGTTTCAAGGCCAGCAGGGGTTCGCCAACTGCTTGGTCGCGCTGGAGATTGCCAACCGGATGGGCATCTCGCCCTTCCTGGCGATGCAGCATCTCCATGTGATCCATGGCCGCCCATCGTGGAGCAGCAGCTTCATCATCGCGATGGTCAACGGCTGCGGCCGATTCAGTCCGCTGCGGTTCGAGCTGAGCGGCAGCGGCGACAGCTTGGCCTGTTACGCGGTCGCCAAGGATCTCGCCAGCGGGCAGGAGCTGAAGGGACCGACCATCACGATGGCGATGGCCAAGAAGGAAGGCTGGGCGACCAAGAGCGGCAGCAAGTGGCAGACCATGCCTGAGCTAATGATCCGCTACCGCGCCGCAGCGTTCTGGGGTCGCCTTTACGCCAGCGATCTGCTGCTGGGGATGCAGAGCCAGGAGGAGGTGGTCGACATTGAGCCGGTGACCGTGAGCGATCAGGTCGCTGATCTGAACGCCGCCATCCCCAAGCCGGCACCTGCACCTGCACCCGAACCTGAGAGCGATGAACTGTTCTGAGTACCTGACCGCCACCCAGCTTGCGCAGCGATGGGGGTTGCACCCTGACACGCTGATGCGCTGGCGCAAGGCAGGCAAAGGTCCGGCGTATTTCCGCACACCAGGCTTCGTGCTCTACCCATTGGCCGGGGTGGAGCAATACGAACAGGCCAACACCGTTACCAACGAGCAACCATGAGCTTCAAGCTGAACCTGAGCATCTTCAAGTCGACCAAGCCTGAAAGCAAGGTGGACTTCAGCGGGATGATGAACATCAAAGTGGAGGAGCTGGATGCGCTCTGTCGCTTTGTGATGAGCCAGACGCCCGACCAATACGGCAGCGTCCAGGTGCCGATCAGCGGCTGGAAGAAGACCAGCCAGAAGGGACTGGCCTATGTGAGCGCCGTGGCGCAACCGCCGCGGGACTGGGTGGATCCCGGTGATGCTGCGCAGAAGCTGGCCTCGGCCACTGATGGCGTGGTCGTCGACGTGAGCGACGATATGTTCTGAGCTACATCAGCTCCAGCTCGAGGCGGGCGATCTCATTGACCGCCTGCTGCAGGAGCTGCTGTTGGTAGCAAGCCTGCTTCAGGAGTGCTGCCGCCATAACGCCCGCATCCGGACTTGAGAGCAGGGTGCGGGCCTGTTTTTCGATCTCGAACTGCTGTTCTGGCGAAAGCTCCACCAGCATCCACTCACCGAACCGCATTGTGCTAGACCAGTGGGGTACACCTGCATGATACCGATGCAATGCCAGCGCTGCTCCAGCTCGATGGTCAGAGCAGTAGCCACGAACAATAAGGAGCCGGGCGTGACCGTGCGGAAGCGGCAGTGTGCCGACTGCGGTCATGTGTGGTTCACGGTGGAGCTGCCCGTTAGCCCGGCGGTGGTCGGCTGGGGGCGGATTGATGCGAAGGGACAGAGCAAGCCGGTGCTGCGGGTGCCGGTGGAGATCGCGGTCGGCACCGAGGCCGTGTGAAGAACTGTCACACAACTATGGGATGTGCCCTGCCGATGGGGCATCATTAGTACATCGGAGGGAAACGCCTCCACCGCACTCCCAGCCATGCCCGCTCTCTTCCAAGCCATCAATCAAATCCAAGTCGACGGCATTGTCTTCAACATGCCCGAAGGACCTGCGTTCAACACGCGTCAAGAGGCCGAGGCTTGGCTAGCCACTTCTGATCTTGGTTCACAGTTCCAAGTCCAAGAAATCCAACCCTTTGCCCTCTGATCAGATGCCCCTTCGGGGGCATCCCTCCACCTATCCCATCACCGCCATGATCAACCGCATCAACAACGCCATCTGCCTCCTTGTCGTCGCGGCCGTGTTCGCCATGATCGGCATCGAGGCCGGCAACCAAGCAGGCGCCACGCACTCCGGCACGCAGTCCTACATCGAGGTGCGCAAGTGACCCCCCGCCGCTTCTACTTCACGATCAAGGCCGCCAATGTCGTCGAGTGCGTGCAAGCGCACAGCCTGACGGAGGCCAAGCTGATTGCCGCCGACACATGGCTCCCTTGGTGGAATCAGATCGAATGGCTCAATCCTGAATCTGTCACCGATCCTAATGTCTACATCTAGCTCTCCGATCGCCTTCCAATGGCGCACAGATCCTGAGGATCAGGGTGTCTACGGCGAAGGCATTAGCAGGCCACGCCATGGTGCGCGCACACGCGAGTATCGCCTGATTATCTATCCCCGAGGCGCGCAACCACTGACGTGGATCACGCGCGCGGAATCGCAGAAGGATGCGATCCGCTATGCGCAGAACCGCTGGCCATCCTGCACCGTGGAGGTGGCGTGAACAACGACGCATCCCGCGCCCGCCTCTATAGCCTGCTCGAGGGCAGCAACACCTTCAAGGCTGGCCAAGCATCAGAGCGTGATCGCCTCCGCCTGCTGATCGACATTCGCATCGATCAGTTACGGGGCACCACCGGCATTAAGAACCGGGAACAGCTCTGCGCTGAATTGTTGAACCTCCGTCAGTACCTCAACGAATGAAGCCGCACCAACTCGACCAGCGCCGCGCCGACATGATGGAGGCGCTTTACCAACGCAGCGGCCGCGACCAACTGCCATACGGCCATCCACTGCGCAGCACCTATACCGCTCTGTGGGAGGAGTTCGCCCACGACCTTGCGGTCAATTTCCGCGATACCGACTATCCCGAACTGTTCGCCCGTGTGGTGAAGGCCATGGATGCCACCGAGTCGGTGATGACCGAGAAACAGGCGCAACAGGCCATCGAGGTGTGCCGCCAGCAACTCCTGGGGGACAAATGGCGGTGAGAGCCGCGAACCGAGGCAGCTTCACCGCTGGCCATGTGCCTGCCACTGCTGTATTGCTGCCGCAGAACGCCATCGAGATCCGCCGCCGTCGCGCTGAAGGCTGGAAGATCAAGCAGTTGGCGCAGACCTACGGCGTCAGCGAGACCCACATCATCGACATCGTTTTCTACCGCAAATGGAAGAACGCAGACCAGCAGGCGACGCAGTGAATCATCCCCCGCACTATCAAGCAGGCACCATCGAGGCCATCGACTTCATCGAGTCGGTGATCTGCGATGCGCCGCACATGGTTTTGGCATACCTCCAGGGGCAGGCGCTCAAATACATGATCCGCATGTGGCTCAAGGGCGACGCGCTCGAGGATGCCCGCAAAGCGGAGTGGTATCTAAATCGACTCATTGCCAAGATAGAGTCATGCTCGAACATCTCCGCCTGAACTGGCTAGAGCGGCAAGCGCTGCGGATCCTATGCCGCAGCCAGCGCATTGGCCTCCTGGTGGTCAAGCGCCACGGTTCTCGGATGGTCTTCGTGGTGCGGGATCAGACCGATCCCATCGACATTACGCAGACCGATGAGCCGTTATCGATGCAGCTCGAGCGGTTGTATCACCAACCGAGTTACGGAGAGGATGAATGATCAGGTTGCACGCCGGCCGACTACTGCTGGTGTGCGACCGCACTGATCGGAGCTGGCACGCGCGCGTGATGCTCGGTCCAAAGGCTGAGCATCAGGTCGAGGTGGATACCGGCACCGTCCACCTGCCGGATGCGCTGCTGCGTGCTGAGGCTGTCTTTCAGGCGGCGGTGGCCAGCATCAGGCCGAAAACCGCCAGCGTGATGTGTTGGGACTGCATCCAGTGGGAGATGAGCACGCAGCGCTGTGATCTGCTGCTGCCGGAGAGCAAGCGAAGTGGCGGGCGCTACGCGGCGAGCTGTGACTTCTTCCTGCGGGCATTACCGGCGGCAGACTGATAGAGGCCGCCAGGTCGCCGTGTCCAAGCGTGAGTTCAACACGCCAATCCGTGAGCCGTGGAATGTGCTCATCCATCAATCGCTGCAGGCAATCGACAGGCACAA